ATTCTAAACCAAATACAATAGCTCCGTATTGGGGCTTAGGAAATACACCAGGTAACTTTACACCTTCTGAAGGAAATTATGGATCTGCACCTTTAGATAGTCCAGGAACTAATCACGAAGGATCAGGTGGCGGTGGAGCAGGAGCTGTCGGAAACAGAGCAACTCACACTGGACCAGGAGGCCCAGGAGGATCAGGAGCAGCCAATTCAATTACAGGTACATCTGTCACTTACGCCGGAGGCGGCGGAGGTGGAGTTTATTCAAGCGGTAGATCTGGAGGGTCAGGTGGATCTGGAGGCGGCGGAGCAGGCGGCCCAAGAGGATCTGGAGGAACATCCGGAACAAACGGACTCGGCGGTGGCGGAGGCGGAGGTTCAGACCCAACTACTAGTGCAGGATCTGGCGGAAACGGAATAGTTTACATTAGAGTACCTTCTGCAGATGCACCAGCTAGTTTATCAGTATCACCAGGAACAAATTCAGTATCAACTTTACCTCCAGGGGATAAGTTGTGTACATTTACAGTATCGGGGACAATAGATTTTTAATGAAACATGCAGCTAAAATAAATTTGGGTGGTTTAGTTATAGACGTAATTACAATAGGTGATGATGTATCTAATGTAGCAAGTTATTGCGCTGATACTTTTGGTGGAACATGGGTAGAAGCTTTTACTGATGGCACTAGAAAACAAATGCCTTCTATAGGTTGTTCTTATAATGAAGAAAATCAAGTTTTTATTTTACCTCAACCATACTCTGATTTTGTACTTAACTCTGATTTTGATTGGGAAGCTCCTAATGGGATGCCTCAGCCAACAGGAGATACAGAATTAGCATATCCTAACCCAGACGATCCAGCAAATCCTAACATTTATACTGATGTTACTTGGAATTCAACGGATGACAAATGGCAAGCAACACAAGATATGACTACTGGCGACACTGTTCAATGGAACGGTTCTGAGTGGATCGTTGTTTAATCTTTACATTTATTAATTTTTTGATATAGTTTTGACCGAAAGGTCAGAAATGAGAAGTCAAAAATTTTTATTTTATTATTTTCAATCAATCGTCCCATTTCATTTTTGTGATGATATTGTTAAATTAGCTGCATCAAAAAACTCTAATGAAGGAGATATTTTTGGCACTAATCAAAGCATGGCAAATTTTACTGTATTTAAAAATAGAAATAAAAAGAAATTACAAAAAACTAGAAATTCTAAAATAACATGGCTAGATGAATTATGGATTCATTTAGAACTAGAAAATATTATAGAACAAGCTAATCGAAGAGCTGATTGGCAATTACAATGGGATCGAAGAGAAGCAGCTCAATTTACTGAATATGCATTAAATCAACATTACGATTGGCATAATGATGCATGGATAGAACCCTATAGTAAAGAAGGTCATTTAAAAGGTTCTAATAGAAAATTATCAATGACTCTTAACTTATCTGACCCTAAAGATTATACAGGTGGAGAATTAGAGTTTATGAATATTACGAATAATGGTAAAGTAAAAAAATGGAAATGCACAGAAATATTACCTAAAGGTTCTGTTTGTGTTTTTCCTTCAACAATTTGGCATAGAGTAACGCCAGTAACTAAAGGAAAAAGATTAAGTTTGGTAAAATGGGTATCAGGCAATCCTTTACAATAATATGAAAGAATTTAATAAAAAAAATTATGTTATAATTAAATCTGCTATAAGTGAAGAAACAGCAGATGTTGCAAAAAATTATTTTGCTTTAAAAGCACAAATTTTAGATACCTATCAAAAAAATAAATATATTTCACCTTTTAATAAAGATCATGGATTATTTGGTGACCATCAAGTTAATAAAGGTTTTTGTTCTTATGGAGATCCTTTGTCTGATAGTTTGACTATCAAATTAAAACCTATTTTTGAAAAAGCTACTGGCCTTAAATTAAATGAAAACTATTCATACATGAGGATATATTTAAAAGGTGAAGAATTAACTAGACATAAAGATAGAGACAGCTGCGAAATATCGGGTACACTTTGTATTGATGATAATGATTGGCCTATTTATTTAGAACCAAATAAGAAAAAAGGAAAAATTACAAATACTGGTTATATCCCTGGGTTTACGGATGGTAAAGCGGTGCATTTAAAAAAAGGAGATCTAATGATTTATAGAGGATGTGATTTAGAACATTGGAGAGATCCTAATCCTTTTGATAAACATTTTCAAATTTTTGTTCATTACAATAATACAAAAACAACAGATAAAAAATATGATAATAGACCTCACATGGGCCTACCTAATACCTTTCAAGGAGGGACATGGAAGTAAATCAGTTTTTCCCTGAAGTAGTTGGATCTATAAAGATAAAATTAAACACTGAACAATTAAAAACTCTTAAAACTCTTTCTAAACATTTAGAGTATCAACCTATGTATCCTGATGCTGCTACAGATAAAAAAGAAAAAAACTCTGGCAAAGGAGAAACTAGTAAACTTATAAAATGTTTAGATCATCCTAAGCTACCTAATTTTAGAGAAACACTAAATCAAGGTCTACATCAATTTACCAAAGATACTATGCAGTGGAATACTGGAGCTATGATAGTAAACTCGTGGTTTAATAAAATAAAACCTAATCAAGATACTGAAATTATACGTCAAAGAAATTCTATTATTACAATAGTGATGTTTTTTGAATATGAAAAAGGACAACCTTATTTTATTTTTGAAAAAAATGTAAAAGGTTTTGAGCCAAATATTCATACGTATAATGCATTTAATGTTTTTAAAGGAGCGTTGATTCCAGAAGCAGGCACTATTTATTTTATTCCAAGCCATCTTGATTTTAAATTTAGTGTAAACAAATCTAAAAAAATACACAATCATCTTATGTGTAGTACAATGCCTGTAGGAGTTATGGGAACGGATACTTCTGCATTAGCTTTAAATGTAAACAGGGATCAAGACATGTATAAAAAAATAATTAAATAAAGGAGAATTATGACAGAAGAAGATAAATTACGAGATATTATTCAAATAGCACATGCAAAACAAGACGAGTATATGGCAAAATATGAAAACTTACATCTTTTGTTTAAAAGTGAAAAAGGAATGAATGGTCATTTAAAAGAACAAATATCAATTTTAGAGTTTGCAATTTCTGAATTAAATAAATTAAATGAAAGTTATATTAAAGAAATTGGTAAATTAAAACAAAAACTCAGAGTTAAAGTTGATAACGATATTTAAAAATTATTTAGATGAAGTTATGTATGCTACACCTTATCAACAACAAACACAGTTATGGGACATACAAGGTATAATAAAAAATAAATCTAATCAATCTTTTAAATTTGATTTAAGACCTTTAAATAAAAATTTTTCTAAAGGTGGCTCATTTAAAACCAAGGCAGATAAAATGGTTTTTGAAGACAGTAAAAGTTTTATACTTATAGATGTTAAAGAATTACATGACAAATTAAGAAAAACTACTGATAGAGTTATACAGTTAAATGATTTATTAAAAGAGTTAGAATGGAACGTAATTATAAAAAAATAAAAGTAATTAAAAATTTAGTTAAACCTAAATTTTTTAAACCTATAAGTGAGTACATATCGGGCACTTACTTTCCTTGGTTTTTAAACAAAGGTATTAATTCCTCTGAGGGCAAAGATGAAAAACATTTTCAATTTACTCATACTTTTATAAAAAATAGAGGAATAGTAAATACGCCTAAGCAACATATGACTGTTATTGAACCCATCCTATCTGCTTTAAATGTAAACGAAGTATTAAGATGTAAATTAAATTTAACAACCAGAACAGCTGAACCCATTACACATGGATTACATGTAGATGGAATAGAAGGATCTACATATACAGCAGTGTTTTATTTAAACACTAATAATGGAGCAACAGTATTCGAAGATGGTAAAAAATACCAGAGTATAGCTAATCAAGCTGTAATATTTGACCCTGACTTAAAACACAGTGGGATTAGTTGTACAGATGAAAAAGTTAGACTTGTCTTAAATATAAATTATAAATAATGAACTTTGATATATTTCCCACAAAAATTTATGTAGGCAACATAGATGCTCAAAAAATTAAAATTAAAGAAAAGAAAATCTTTAACAAATGGAATAACGTAGCTACTAGCCATTCTACAAATACTTTAGATAACACTATTGAAAAAGAATCTTTAAATTATTTACTTAAAACAATAACTACTTTATTGAACGAAGTAATACATAAACCCTATCAGATTAATCTAACTAATATATGGAAAAACTATTATAAAAACAAAGATTTTCAAGAAACACATATTCACCCCAGATCAAATTTTTCTTTTATAATTTATGAAAAGATAAAAGAATCAAAAACTAAATTTTACGCTCCCAATCATTTGTTAATTCAATCTATATTTGATGAACCCAGTTTATACCCACAAATTTTTAAGCCTAATTTAACTAAAAATCAAATCATTATATTTCCTAGCTTCTTAGAACATGGCGTAGAACAGCATAATAATTCTATTAGTATTGCAGGTAACTTTAATTTTAGCTATAATTAAGGCTATTAAATTTTAAAAAACCATATATTATAGATTTATGGCACTTAAAAAAGTCAAATTTGCAGCAGGTTTTAATAAACAAAGTGTACCTTCCGCCCTTCCAGGTCAATGGGTAGATGGAGATTTTGTTCGTTTTAGATATACAGCCCCAGAAAAAATAGGGGGTTGGGAACAACTAACCGTAGCTGAAGAAACTTTACCTGGACCAGCTAGAGCTCAATTAGCTTTTACTAGTCTTCAAGGAGAAAGATATACGGCTATCGGAACTTCTCAAGGTTTGTTTTTGTATTATGACGAAGCTTTTTATGACATTACTCCTTTAGAGGCACAACTATCAGGAACAGCTACCTTTGATACAGTCCAAGGATCTGCAGATGTAGTTGTTAATTTAACGTCACATGGGTTAGCTAATGGACGATATATTGTTTTTGATAGTATGTCCGTTACTCCTAATGGATTTACAGCAGCCTCGACATTTACTGATAATGCTTTTGAAATAAGAGACGTAACAACTAATACTTTTAAAATTACAGCTCCTACAGTAGCAGTTAATCCAGGGGGAGGCGGCACTGGATCAGCAACTGTACAACCTTATGTTATCGTAGGACCAACTTTTCAAACAGCTGGTTATGGGTGGAGTACATATCTTTGGGGTGATTCTACATGGGGAACAGCACGAACAGTTAGTAATGTAATATTAGATCCAGGTAATTGGTCTTTAGATAATTTTGGAGAAGTATTAGTTGCTACTATTCATGACGGTAAAACTTTTACCTGGGACGCAGGAGCCACTAATCCTAGATCAATAAGAGCTTCAACCTCTACATCAGGATTTTCTACTTCCGCTAATCCAACTGCCAGCAGATTTACATTAGTTTCAGATAGAGACAGACATTTATTTCATTTTGGAACTGAAACAACTATTGGAAACAGCGCTACTCAAGACCCTATGTTTGTAAGATTTTCTAATCAAGAAGATTTAAATACCTATACTCCAAAAGCAACAAACACCGCTGGAACATTTAGGTTGGATACAGGAAATAAAATTGTTTCTGCTATTCAAGGTAAAGATTATGTTTTTGTATTAACCGATTCAGCAGCTTACGTAATTCAATTTGTCGGACCTCCATTTACTTTTTCAGTAAGACAAGTAGGAACTCATTGTGGATGTATTGCACAACACGCAGCTACCTATGTTAATGGTGCTGTTTATTGGATGTCTGGTGAAGGTGGATTTTTTATGTACGATGGTACTGTAAAAGCTTTGCCTTGTCTCGTAGAAGATTTTGTATTTACAACACGAAATGGAGACTTAGGAATTAATTATAATGCAGCAGCTACAGTTTATTCTGCCCCTAATTCTTTATATACTGAAGTTAACTGGTTTTATCCTAAAGCAGGATCTGAACAAATAGATCGATGTGTAACTTATAACTATCAAGAAAACTGTTGGACTACTAGTTCATTAGCTCGATCTACTTACCAAGATCAAGGAGTCTTTAATGTGCCTTACGCTACTGAATACAATGTTACAACTACTCCAGTAACTCATTTAATTAATGGTGTTACCAACAAATATGGAGCATCAATATATTACGCTCATGAAGTAGGAACAGATCAAGTAAACAGTTCAGGCACGACAGCGATTGCAGCATTTATTAGATCAGGAGATTTTGACATAGACGACGGAGAATTATTTATGTCTATGAGAAGATTTATGCCTGACTATAAATTTTTAGTAGGTGATTCAAAAGTAACTTTATTTATTTCTGATTTTCCTTCTGATATTCAAACGGGGTCACCACTCGGACCCTTTACAATAACCAGCACTACTGATAAAGTAGACACCAGAGCGAGAGGAAGATTACTATCATTAAAAGTCGAAAACGATGCTGCAGGACAAACGTGGCGCTATGGTAGTTTTAGAATGGATGCTCAACCAGACGGGAGAAGATAATGACTAAAAGATTAAATATTAAAAAAGCTATTAAGAAACCAGGCTCTTTAAGAAAAGCTTTAAATATTAAAA